TGTCATCAATACCAAAGTCATCTACCTCGCTTAAGCTGCTAACTGGCTGGGATTTTAGTTCAGATATTTTTTCCAGCAACACATTATACCTGTCTTCATTATCCTCTTTGTATGCTTTAAATTCTCTTCCAAGTCTACTATTGCCATCACGGAGGTTCTTGTTTTCTTCTTCTAGTCTAGTTGTATCTGTAACCTCTTCACTAGATTCCGTTACTGGTTCGTTGACTTCTGTCTCGTCAAGTCCATTAAGTTCGTCCATTTCCCATCTCCTTTAAAAAAATCAACCTATTATTTTTCTATTTCTCTTATCTTGCAACTTCTGCATCTTATCAACACCCTTACCATGTGCCTCTATTAGCTTATTCCACCTACTACCTATATACTTACACGCAGTAAATATAGCCCTGTCCTTCTCATCCGCCTCGTCTTTATATATTAATTCAAACTTTTGATCCAACAGCAACACTAAATCGTTAAACAGCACCCTACCCACTTCACTATTAAGGGCTATCATAAATTCAGTTGTCTTCTCTAGGTTCCTAATAGTAGTTGCTTCTATTTGGTCATTAGCTGTCACCTTGCTATATGCGTTATTAAGCACCCATTCCCTCCGTTAATTGAGCCTCTTGCATAGTCTGTTCTATACCTGACTGATTGGTAGATGGTATCCCTCCCCCTCCTTGCGGCGACTGCCCCCCACCGCTCATATTTTCCATAGGCGGCGGCGCCTGTGTATTTGCAAAGAACTTCTTTCGAAATCCTTCAAATTCCTTACCCATTAAAGATGCAACTTCTCCTAATATATAATCAACAGCATCTCTTCTTTCTGGATCATTTGCTATATAGCCTAATATAGCAATCCAGTTTTGCACCTTTGCCTGCCTTGATGCATCATCATTTAAAGAAGCCGATAAAGGCTTATATGTATAATCAAGATACGGATTAAAATATGGAACCTGTTCAAACCCAAGCATATCTATAGCTGTCTGCTCTTTCATATGCCGAGCCGCCATTTGTGTTATAAACCAATATAAGTCACTAAGGCCTGTATTCTCCATTGTCAATGTTCTATAGTTAGACCTTGTATCGCTACGCTGCATCTGGTTAGCAGTTGCGGTCGCTGTAGTAGTAGGAGCTGCTAATTTGCTTTGTGTCTCTGCAGATATGCCAGACGCTTGTTGCATTGCATTCTTATACATAACAATTTGCTGTAAAGCCCCATTAACATCACCTCCAATTTGTACCTCTTGCAACACATTACCGCTTTCTGTTTGCCAGAAGGCTCCAGGCTTCCATTCTAATGATTCATTGTCTGTTATGTCATGTTGGTTACCCTGCATAATAGGAATAGTATGCAATTTAGTTCTGTCATTTTCCATATTAAGGGTGTCATTAATACCAACCTGAAGTTCCTTTAGACACTTACCGTCTCCCATACCGTCATCCTTTGCTGGATGTATATAACAAAGAGCTCTTGTTATAGGTCTATAAGGATTACCCCTGGCATCTATGGTTCTTGCTGGATTATATCCTATTAATATCCTGCGTTGTCCATTTACAGCAAAGGTTATTACCATCTCATGCAGCTCGGCACCCTTTTTCTTCTTCCCGTCTTTCCCTATACCACATTTAACATCAATCGCATTGCCATCTCCATCCCTTTCCTTCACCATCACCCAATGCTTTCCTAGTCTCTGGAGGATAGTCCAGTCCTTTAATGGCGTAGTAGCTGCTTCTGTTTTATTATCCAACCCATGATGAGTAGTCTTATCGCCAATGGCGCCTTTTTTAGGAACAGTAATCGTTGCGCTTCTAAGCTTATCCAGGTTAAAATATTCCATTGTATCTACGCTAGCCTCAAGCTCATCAATAGTAGCATTAAACCTCAGTATAATCCATTTCTTTTCCTGTAAGCTATAAGTATAAGAAGGGTCGGTAAATACATCTCGTGGATCTACTACGTCAAAATCAAAATGATCCTTTAATACAACCTCCCCCATGACATCCTGCTCAGCTAATCGTTCTATTGGGTTTCCATCTGGATCAGAACCGATTCTCTCCTTTACTATATTACTGCCAACCCTTTCTTCTACGGTCTCCTGATCCCACCAGCACCTAAAATATGTAACACCGCAAATATTTTTCATATTAACAGCCCTCATATATTTTTGGTAAAACCATAAATCACGCCTATTAAGGGTTTTATTTATTAAGTCCTTACTTGCTTTTGCCGATCTAATACTCGCATCATCATCACTACCAACATATACCTCTACAAAATCATGTGTCTTGAAATATAATCCAGCCTCTATAGCAGATTGCGTAAGCATCTGTGATAAAAACTCAGGCATATATATATCAGACATCCAATCATAGTTCTTTTCTGTGCGCTCACAATCAAACATATCAAGATAGTCCAGGTAATCTGCATCTGGAATATTATTATTACTCTTCCCAATTACATATTCGCCATCTACAATTAAACCAATTAAAGTATTGGCCTCTTCTTCGCTATATTGTGCCATATATTTTTTCCTTATCTATTTGTCTGATAATATCTCTTGTGTATGTAGTTCCTAGGTTTCTTTGTAAGTTGCTTTCTTGGAGAAAACCTAATATCTTTTATTAAAAACTCAAGAGCAGTACAAAAATGGCTCCACTTAACAGTAGGCTTACCCTTTTCAAGCCGCCATTGTTTTAGAGAATCTGCTGCAAGGGGGCAATCATTTAGCACCCATAAAGTAGGAAGCCTTTTCTCTAGCCCATCTTGATGTATCTTGTTGTTAAATGGCTTCTCACATAAGGTAGCATTTGCAAGCCGCCTTCTTATTTCATCCCTGCCCCTTAAGTTGTGGTCCGTCTTTGATGCAGTGGATTTTGTATTAGCGCTTTCCCACCATCCACCAGTACACTCTTCATTCTTCTTCATCTGGTTAAAATAATGATTCATGTCATCTATTACGCTTCTTGTTGTATTTGATTGCTTTATGCTGGCCAGTGGATCTATAAGGCTCATCCTAAATTTCCTGGTTGGACCACTTACATCAGCTATCATCTTACATATAGCCAGTGTATTGTCCCTTTCTGGATCAGGATTTAACTCTGCATATACAAACGCTTCATTATATGGAGATAGATACACAAAGATAATAGCAAGTTTAGTTGTAGGATGCCAATCTTCTGATCTGAAGAATGTGCCAGTCTCAGGAATACCATCTGGAAACACATCACTCCCTTTTCTTATATGTATTCTTGGAACAAATTGTTTATATATCTTACCTGTAACAGCCGCAAATATACCGTATCTACGCATATCAACTAACTGTTTATCATCAAAGCCTGCATACTTTTTATCTATAATTTCTTTTGTTAATAACGGGTTATCATCAGTTGCCATCTGAATAACCGCTATAGATTCTTTGCTATTAGTAAATTCTATTTCAGGAAACTTAGACTTATGTTCACGTAAATAATATTCTCTTATAGCCTTACTCTTATAATAAACCTTAGCGCGTTCATATATACGATCAAAATAATACCCAATAGCATTGTCTTCTGTCGGTGTATATGATATACACGTATCACCATCTTCTATCAAAAGACGTGCTGGCTGTTCATCGTAGAACGGTTCTGGTGCTAACTCATCAAGCCACAACGCTGTTCGTTTATGACCAGCAACCGACTGCGTAGATTGATTATAAGATACATATTCAATCGTTATATCATCTCCCCCATAAGGATCTCTTATTATCTGTACCTGCCTTCGTGCCGTAATATCCTTCTTTAAAAGGAAAGGAGGTAACCACCTGGTAAACTCTGGATACTGTGTGTTCTTTGTCTCACTAGACCTCTCATTACTATCCTCACTGGACTTAGACTTTTCAACAGGAAGGTTCTGTGACGCAAACCTATATATCTTATGAAGCCTTTCATGCTTGTGTATATCCGCATTACAATGAGGACACTGCTTGCCTTCCAGGCCGCTAAAATATTCCTTTGGAGAAAAGTAATGCCCTCTTTCAATCCCATCTGTACTTAAGCTGTCCTTTAATTTATCTTCGTATATCTTAGCAGTATTACACTTAAAATATACCACATTCTTCCTTGGTATAGGATGCCAGCCAAGTATTCTTAGTACATAGTTATATGCAATAACAGCCGTGCCTCCTGCCTGGTTCCCTTTATTTACAAATATAATATCATAGTCAGCATTAAAAAAAGCATCTGAATGTTTTGTGTGTTTATAGGCATACAGATTCGCAAAATCATTTGCCTCTTTCTTTTGCTGATTTGTAAGCTCTAGCGTCATTAAAGTATTGGCTCCACCACAAAGGACAGTTTAATTGTATCATCTGCATGAAAAGTAGTTGAACTTCTATTTACCAACCCAACATGTAATTCACTTGTACGGTCTTTATCTTCATAGTATATTGGAGATTTAAAGCTGTTTTCACTCTCATAGTAATACTGGCCAGCACCAGCAATCTGCCTTGCATCTGAACTTGAAAACAAAACAGATGTTATATGTCCATCTAAATCTAAGTCTGTATTTGCATATCCATCTGTATTCCAAAATACAACCTCAAGGTCTAGCGCTGTTGTTGTGTTTGAGAAATCGGCCTGAATTGCTATACTGTTTATCCTCAGCTTGTCAACCTTTACTGTTGAATAGTCAGACGGAAAACTAATAGACTCATTCTCTATAGCATTCTGAACTAAGGCCCCAGTAAAATTACTATCCTTATCACTGGAAATTGTTTCTATTGAATAATGTACTGACATTACTATCCTCCTTTAAGTTATAATTAAATCATCATATCGTCAACTGCTATAAAATTGCCATCTTTGTCAGTGTAGTAGCAAAGCCTACCTTCGCTATCATAAACATTGATCAAACAACTCCCTGTAGCTATCTGCCAGTCTGTTGAAATTGCTTCAGTTAAATACTTTAAAGTATTTTCTTTTGCCACCAGGAAATTCCTTGGTTTATTTGTGTAAAATTGTAGTGTTGGTATTTCGATATCAGGTGCCGCACATGAAAAGGTAAAGCCAAATGCTTTACTAGCATCGGCTTCATTAAAAGCTTTTACCACTATATCAATCGGCATCCCTTCAACAATAGGACAATCAGGATTGTGTTTCTTTTCTTCTCCATTAGCCCTATTGAAGTATGACATAACTCCGAATGTTATACCTACAATAGTTGCGATAACCACCATACCCTTAACTATATCTCCGAAAGTTACACCGTTTCTCTGCTGCAACTTGTCAAGCAGGGCAATTATCCTGTCAATCTTACCGTTCTGTTCTTTTATGTGTCCGCTTTCAACACATGAATTTGCGTTTTCCAACAATACATCATATTTTTTATTTCCATCTTTTTCGTGCCTTTCAAAATCGTCCTTTAAATGTTTAACGGCCTCGTCCGTCCTAATGACAATTTCTCTGATATCTTCCATTAATCTTCATCCTCTTCCTCATATTCCATTTCGATCTCAGAAACACCAACATCGAGTTGTGTTATAATATAAGCATGCTTGTTATCCTTTACTTGTTTTTTAATATGGCTTAAAATAGGTTTAATAACGCATTCATCATCTGGTAGCTCGTCTCCTTTGTATTGAATATTAATTTTTAGTGCAATTTCATATAATCTTGTTTCTTCTTTTTCTAACCATCTTTCTATCATTTAAGAACCATCCATTCTTTTTCTGGAAACTTCTTAGTTGGAATATAAACAATAGCATCTTCTGTTTCTATTTTTAACGAAGTCCTATTAGCAGAAACTATCTTGCCATCAACACTTCCTGTCTCATTTGTAAGGCGTATCCTGGCACCTATACCTATAACAAGAGAACCTTTAAACTTGCGCCATGCATGTTCGTTTAAAAGGAAAGACTTTATAGCTATCACTACATAAGCAA